GGTAGATCAACACCAATTTCATCAATTCTATCTGTAGTACCATCATTAACTTTAAAATAAACTTTTGCATCACGATAGTTTACCGCTAATTCACCATACACCAGATCACTGAGAGTTGGTACACTATCTAGTGTACCTTTGTTTTTAAGTATAATTGTATTTGCCATTATTACCAAGTACCTCCGTCTATAATAGCGCCGTCTATTTCAGTTGCCACAATTGTACCAACAACGGTTAAAGTATTAGTTCCGTTAGTCCAAGTGAAATTATTTGAACCAGCAAGAGCCCCATTCTCATTATATTGAACTTCAGTATCATCACCAGCAGCCTCAATTTCAATAGTACTATATTGAGTTAATACTTCTGTATTGTCTGGGTTGGGACCAATAACGTTTGGATCGTTACCAATGAATAACTGATATGTGTCGGTAGCCCAGCCGAATTCCCCAACTGAAAGTTGAGGAAGCTGATCTATATTACCACTTCTTACTTGTATTTTTGAAATCTGTATGATTGACATAGTATATTTACCATATTATATACTATTTATCATTGTCACACTATAACCATTTGGATTTTACATTTAGATTTTATCCAAATTTACTATAATATTCTTCTACTCGTTTCCACCACAATGATCTAAAATGTTCAAATTCATTACCTTCTAATATGAATTCTTGATAAATTGGTATACCAACCATCAATCCCTGTTCATCATCATGATTACACCTTTTTTAATATTTGTATTGTGTATTTCATTATGTGCTTCAGCATAAGCACAAAGTTGTATAAAATAATCGTCAATCCATTCACGTTTCTTTGGTTTATTAGATTGTTTAAAGTCAATGATACTTTCATTAGTAAGATGACGACCAACACAATCAGTAGTACCTGCATATATTTTTGGGAAATATAATGAAACTTCTACACCCCAATATTCATCACAGTTAACTAAACCTTGTTTAATAACACTATCAGCCATGGCATGACTTGAACGATGAAATGGATTCTTTGGTTGATCACTTAATGCTCCATTTTTTACAAAGTTCTCTAAGTATGTATGCATCTTAGTACCACGATTAGCGGCATCAGTAGTAATTTTCTGAGCCTTTTCTGTACCAACTCTTTTTCTCCACTCATTAAGAGCTTGTTTTTTCTCTTTGGGTTCGGTGGCTGATAAGATTGTAGTTACTGATGGTACTCTAGATTTATCTGGAGTATTATATTGACGAGCGCCATTAACATTTTCTCTTGTCAATGATTCATATTGAAATTTTGGAATGTACATGAGCTATTATAGTTAATTGACTACTAATAGTCAATTATTTTGGATGTATTAATCACGAGCTTTGGCTGCACGTTGAGCCATTTTGTCTAATGTACCAGTAGTATCATCTGGTTCTTCAATTTCACTACTATAATCAGAATCACCTTTGAATACAACCTCATTACCTTTTACATCAGTAATAAGATTACTCAATGGTGGACTCTGTATCATTTCACGAAATTGTTCTTCACTGACAGATATACCGTTTTTAGATAAAATAGATAATAATGCAGTTAAAGAAAAAGGTTTTTTAGTAGCAGTATCTTTGAGTCTTCCATGCAACTGACTGATAATAGCAGTCAGTTTAACTTGCATGGAATTATCTTCTACATCTTCACGAATGAATTCAGATGATCTCACTTTAGCGAAGCTCTCTGCCTGCAGATCCAATTTCATCAGTTTCATCTGATGATAAGTCAGGCATTTCTTCTGGTTCTGGAACATCCATGGAAGTTTCATCACCCATACCTAAATCAGCATCCATTTCACCATCTTCAAGTCCAGCATCAAAAGCCTCTGGTGCCTCGGCTGATCCAGTACCAGTTATTTGACCAAGATTACTAGTTAAATCTGACTTGGCAGTTGACAATGATTGTAACAGTGTTGTCAAACATTGACTAGTAGATTGATTGTATGATTCACTTTCTGCTGTACCAATTTCGTTTGAAATTCCGTTAACAACAGCGGGTAATTCTTCAGCATTCATCTTTGAAACTTGTTCAATCATTTTTTGAATCTGATCAACTAAGTCTTGAGCTGCTAGAATAACTTGTGATTTTTCAACTTCTTCGTTTTCAACTACAATAGATGTTTGAACTCTAATGTCTTGATAATGATTGCTTAACATTTGTTCCATCATAACTAATTTTAGATAAGATGGTGATGTTTGTGCAACACTACCACTACGGCGTGCTTCTTTTAATAACCCAGTAACACGATTAAGCATTAAACGAGTTTTTTTCTGATTCATTTTATTTAAATCAAGATCAACTTCAAAATGCTCTTTAAGAGCTTTTTTAGTTAGAGCGGTTTTACTTCCCTGAAATTCCATTAAGTTCATTTTTAATTTCCTTGTTATGACAGACATTCGCCAATTTATAGTATTTATCTATTTCGGCCATAATTCTCTTATGTTTTATATTGTCTCTTTGTAATTTATTAGTATATATTACGCTTTGACTATAATCTTTACAATTTTTCAATTTTAAATGTATTTGTTTTTCTACATTTACACTTGTTAATTGACTATCCAATATTTTAATTCTATCTGATTCTAAAAACTTTCTATTATAATCTAATGTAATCCAGATCATTGCATGTTTCATTATATCAAATGTAAACTGTTCATTATCTCGTCTTCTTTGAACTACTATACCATTTGATTTTCTTGTTATACTGTATTTATTATATAATACATATTGATCATTGATTTTGATTATAATTTGACTTAATAATTGTTCATATGTTCGTTCAACAATTTTTTCTAATTTACGATATGTCTTTTTTGTAGATTTTTTCATTTTAAAATCTCAAAATAAATATTACGTTGTTCATCACTAATAGTCATTTGATTTGACAATTTAAATGTTTCTTCAAGTCTTAATATCATTGGTACTTGATTACAATCATCAGATAAACTACCAAGATCATTTATACCATTATTAAAAACATCAGCATGATCTACTGAAAATGTAAAAGACCAAACATTTATTTTATTAATAGTTTTGTTATATGATTTTTCATATAGATAACCAAAATTGAAATCTTTAAGATCATCAATATTTATTACTGTTAATTCACTTTCAGATATCTCTTCTGGTTGACTACGCATATTAATAATTTGTAATATTGTTTCAAAATTACTTTGTTGACTGCGTTTTTTCATCTCATCTGCTGGGACGATTTCTGTATTCTTTTTTCTAAAATTAACATTGGTTTGAGTGATATCATACAATGTATAGCATTTGATTCTCATCAAGTATTTAGAAGAAAAAAAATCTCTTAAAAATTTAAGAGATTTTAATATTACGTTGGAGCGTATGGATTACGTTTCCAATCACTATCAGTTGGTAGTTCTGGATATACTGGATAATCTATTTTCATGGTATAGCATTAATTGTTGCTAATATTGCTTCAAGATCAGACTTTAATAATTTAAGTTGATCTGGATCATTAAAATCTGTTCTATTAATTTTTCGAAGTAATTTTTTTCTATCTGTTTCTCTTTCAATAGAATCATCTGTTCCATCATGATCAATATCTGTAAATGATCCATATCCACCACTTTGTTTTTTACCTAATTTAGACCATGCCCATATGGTTTCCCATATTGAATCAACCAATTGACTATTAATAGTTTTATTTTTTGCATATTCAGCATCAATTTTGTTGGCAATCATTTTAACATTGTTAGAATATGATGGATTGTTTACAAATCCTCGTGTTTGACCACGAACAAAATCTTGAACAAATTTGGATACAGATTCTGCTTCTGTTAACATACGACTTTCAACTACTCTACTGAATAATTTATATTGTTTATCTCTTGTTGATTCTTTAACCTTTGTCTCGGCATTCTTTGCGATTAACGTCTTATCATATTCTTCTTCAAAATCAAATTGAGCTTTCTCTGCCGCAGCAATTGCCTTCTCTTTGTTGTTTGATTTTGACATTTCTGCATTGAAGGCGGCCCATCCGGCGTCAGTTGATTTCTTTTTTAGATCATCCGCGGCCTGCTGTTTCGCTTTATTTTTTAGATCATCTTCTATGGATTTAGAAGTAGGAGCTGGCTTAGGCGATGGACTAGGAGCTGGTGATGGACTAGGAGCTGGCTTAGGAGCTGGACTAGGGACTGGTGATGGACTTGGTGCTGACTTAGGCGATGGACTAGGCGATGGACTAGGGACTGGTGATGGACTTGGTGCTGGCTTAGGCGATGGACTAGGAGCTGGCTTAGGAGCTGGACTAGGGACTGGTGATGGACTAGGCGATGGACTAGGCGATGGACTAGGAGCTGGCTTAGGCGATGGACTAGGGACTGGTGATGGACTTGGTGCTGGCGATGGACTAGGAGCTGGTGATGGACTAGGAGCTGGCTTAGGCGAAATGGCCGCAAGTTGTTTGGCTTTTCTCTGTTGAGCCAATTGTTGAGCGGCAGGACTATTCATAATATCTTTACCAGATTGTCCTAGTTGAGTAGTAGCAGATGTAGTTGTTGACGTAGAGGGTACGACTACTCCAGATTTAATCGCAGATTGTAACGAAGAAGATAATTGATTTAAAAAATCTTTACGACCATATTCTTTTATTTTTTCATCTCGCACTTTATTATTTTCATCTTTGGATCTAAATTTACTAGCTATAGCTGAACCTAGACCCTCAGTAACATGTTTTGAGTTTGATAAATCACTGATTTTCATTATTGACCTTTTGATCTTTTAAGACTTTTAGAAAACTTCTCTGTATCACGATTTTTAATCGCAATCAATAGTTTCTTTTCTAAAATTGCAGCCTGTTCTTCACTATAATTACGATCAATTACTTCAAGTAAATGAATAGCAGAATTGATGATATTGTTAGCACGAGATTCAATGATATGTGTGGTATCACGATTCTCAGCCACATATTCTAATTCTTCAAGAAGACTACGAGTATTTTTTTTCATCATACTGTATTTATCTCAGAACTCTTATTGTTTAGTCTTTATCTGATTTAATAAAGCGTTTAATTTACTAGATTGTACGTTTGCCACAACTTTTTTTGCAGAATCTACATTTTCAGTCACTTCACCAGTTGAAGGATCAATGATTTGACTGGATGTCTTGATCTTATTCAATAAACTACTAGCACTAGATACCGGCGCTTGACCATCTCCATTACTACCATCATCAAAAATTTTCAATGTATTAACATCAAACTGCAAATCAATCTTTTGACCTACACCACTACTACTACGAGTCTTCATCAATTGTATCTGATATTGACCACGCTCACGCATACTACGACTAGTAAAGATACCAAATACATTATCAGCCGTATTGATTTTACTAATACCACCTGAAATATGACTATGATCAAATTCAACTTCTTCAACTGCACTACGATTTAACTGTGATGCCGTTACAAACAATACATTAAGTTCTTTGGCCAAATTACGTAATTCTTCTGATACATATTTGTCTTTAATAAATAAATCACTTGGACTAACTTTTGTACTAACTGGCATTAACAAGTCCAAATAGTCAACACATAAGAAATCAATCTTTACATCATATTCCATTTGTAAAGTTTTGATATAGGCTCTCATATCATTAACTGTACTTTGTGCTGGCATATATTTAATCCAGAATTTACCAGATTTCTTACTTGCCATTTTGACTTTCAATTCAACATCATCAACATGTTTAAATACATCACGAGTGGCAACATCAGTAATCATACTGTCAATACGCCATGCAGTTAATTCTTCACTTAATTCAAGTGTAATATATACACCATTAAATCCAGCTTGTGCCCAATTGGCACTTAAGTTTTGCATAAACAATGATTTACCACTTCCAGATCCACCAGCAAAGATTTGAAGTTCTCCACGATTAAATCCACCATAGAGTTTATTATCTAATACTGGCCAACCAGTACTGATCTGACCATTGTTGTTCTTAATTGACATTAATCTGGCTCTTGGATCAGCAAAGTAATCTGTACCCATGTTCTTTGTCAATGAGATTTGAACCGCATCTTTGATCATCTTTTCAACTGGATCAAAGTTACCTTTCTCCAATAGATCATAACTCTTGACAATAGCTCGTTCTAATTCTTGTCTACGAGTAAACTTTTCAAACTCATCTAAAAACCATTCAACATCACTATCTCTCATTCCTGGAATTACTTCTAACTGAACACCAGTAGTAGCATGAATCTGTGCACTATCAGGTATAGCATTATATTTCTCACTGAATTCCATGATAAACTTTGCCGCAGATTTTAATCCCTTGTCAAAGTTTTCACTATTCATAATGTTACTGACTCTAGTATATAACTGAGCATCAGTCATCATCATTCGTAAAAATAATTCTTGTATTTCTCTTGTATATTCAACTTGGGTCATTTAAATCGTTTTCTCATCATTTCAATTTTTATCTTGTTCGTTGTTTCATGTTGTAGTATACTTAGTAGAGTTGGTAGTCTTCCATAGAATTTAACTGCATCGTTTACATCTTTTATATCATCATTCCATGGTGGTATACTAACTGAATAATTTAACTCTAACGCTCTATCACAAATGTTCATACCAGTTTTGTCTCTATCTGGAACAACAATGATTTTTCTGTATAACTTACGTAAAATGGCAGCCTGTTCATCAAGTATAGTATTGCCCATAACGGCACAACCACCAATACTAATAGCATCAAACTGACCTTCAACTACAATACAAACTTCCCAATCTTTTTGTTGACCATCTATATTAAAAACAAAACCACGTTGTTGTTCGGATATATACTTAGGCTTACGATCATCTAGAAATCTACTAGTATTACCAACTAATTGTTCCTGATAATAATAGGGAATAATTATTCTATTTTTGTTTCTTCCTTCCGCCTCTGGTGTAATATAAAATCTATAATCATCTAATTCAATAGAACGAGATTTTAAATAATCAATATATACTTGATGAGTAGCATCAGTAGAATCAATTCTTTCACTATATTCTGGTAAGTCTACTGAATGAAAATTAGCCATGAAGAAGTTTGACTTTTTACTGAATCTGGCTAGAGTATTATCTTCACGAACTTTCAATGTTTCCATCATTAGACGATCAATAGTAGGTTGATCTGCGCCCATCCAATCTAATAATTGTTTGAATCTTTCTGATAATAAATGACCAGATGAATAACCAGTTTTAAATCCACAATTGAAACAACTGTAATTTACTTTTTCATCACTGATTATTAAACCAGCACGACCACGAGTATCTGCAGTTTCACCATTATGATGACAACATACACCATTACCAGACAACCAACCTCCTGCCGAACGTTTAATACGTCTTCCATTTTGCCATAAACTTATGATGGTTTCAATTACAGTATTGGTCATATTAATAAAAAATAAAAGTCATAGTATATTATACTATGACCTGTGAAAAAAATCAATTGTATTGGATACTTATCTAGCCAATATTTCTACTACATCACCTTGAAGAAAACTAGTATTTGGTATAACTGGATATGTTCCAGTATTGACAATCATCATTCTAACAAAAGGATGATATCCTTGAACATTAAATCCTTCAGTGATTGTTTCTGCTGTATAACTAACTGAAGCAGCAAGAGGATACCATAAACTAAAATCTCCAAGAGTACTACCTTGTAATTGAATATTACCAGTAAAGTTTTCAAAAGTTACTTGAAGTGATAATACAGGAGCTTCAGCCGTATTAATATAACTACTATAGTATGTCACTGGTTGACCTGAACTTAATGGTGGTACATGACTTGGAATAGTTACTACTTTACTTGGTACAAATGATGGTAATACACTATTAACAATTCTAATTATACCACGTGCACCACCTTGACTATCTACAAATACTGGATAGTCAAATGTATCAATTGGTATTTCTAAACTATAATAACAATATTGAGTATTAATGTTTTCAATATCATCTTTAGTTAATGATAAACTGGTTAATCCAGTAACTGGTAGCACTGGTGTTAATGTCTTTTGTATAAGAATAGCAGTGCCATCAGCGTTCAATATTCTGCAAGTTATAACTTTACCACTAATATTAACTGGTTTTTGATTTTGATTGATGAACGAAAATTCAAGCAGATTGTCCACGCCGCGACTGATTATTAGGTCTTTAGAATACACTTTTTCATAACTCCTTTGTGCGCCATCTGGTGAACGTTCCAATAAAACCACCAGCTGGCGTTGATTGTATAAATAAACTTGTGTCTGAGCTGTCACAATAATATGTCCTTTACTCTATAGATTATTTATCAATACATGGTCAATGAATTTTTTCAGAAATTAAGCGCGAATCACCCGTTCATTACGGTTTGTACCTATGCAAATCTAGAATACGTTGGGATTATACAAAATAAAGATGATGTTGTTACTACATTGTATGACTATGGTAGTATTGTTGAACATGATTTAAAGATATTATTCTTAGAATTAGGTGAAAATTGGTGGTGGGAAAGTAATAGATTGATACCAATTAATATATTTCTCAGAGATGATTGGTCAGTATTCAGACCCTATCTAAAAACATTCAATAATAAAGGGTTAAATGTATTACATGGCCCAACAACCAGTTTAAATGAACTGGCAAAAAAACGAATTAAACGTAGAAGTATTACTCTAGTTAAAAAGATGCTCTGATAATTGATGTACAGTTGGATCTTGTTCTAACAAATTCATATGAATTCCTACCAAATGAGCATAAGCACAGGAATGTGACTTCTTGAAT